ATTCACTTTGGGAGCAACAACTTGCCGGAAATGCCTTTCTGATTCTGAATACTTCAGGGGAAAAGCCAAGACCGGAAACTGCTGAACTGCCAGGATCAGGAATGCGTATCAATCGCCCTGGTGCGAAAACGCATACTGTCAATATCAACGACCTTCAGATTATGGGTCAGGGCAATATTGATTTTTATAATAAAATCCTGCGTACCTCACAGAACTATGACTTCTGGTATTTTACTCCCGATCAGATATGGGATGCATCCGGAAATCAGATTACTCTTATTGGCGACCCTGTTATCCAGGACGACCTGACTCAATTTATTACTGGTCAGGTAACAGCAAAATGGGTTTCTGATGACAATCCGGTTCCAGTTGTATTCAACACTGACGTTCTTCTTGAAGGTTTGTCCTACGAAATTGACGGAATTGACACCATCTCAACCACTATTTCATCAGGTGACACCACAGCTTACACGGCCACTTTGAATCAGTCCCTACCATCAGGCTCTTTGCCGGATATCGTTTGGAGCCTTGGTTCAGAGGAAGATGTTGTGGATGCTCTTGGTGCTACGATCGATGAAACAACCGGAGAACTGGAACTTAACCCAATCGAAACCGGGGTTTACACCCTGACGGTTGTGGTAACTTCCGAAACCGGATGCGTGTATGGCACTCTTGATGTTGTTGTAACTGTTACCGCCTAACTGAAATGATCTCAGAAGTAATGCTTAGGATAGCCATTGAGGCTTTAAACCACCCCGATTACAGGGATGGGAAGGATGAATTTGGCGAAGAAATAAGGGAAATTGCTGAAAGCCTTTACCCGCATTTCTCCGAACACTATCCTGAGCATTTACTTGAGCATCAGCACCCAGGCGAAGAATCTTGGGCAAAAGCCTATCGGGATAAAAGGTGGACATCGGTCACAATGATGTGTACCGGAAGGGTTTACACCACCCTTCAAAAAATAAGTCAGGCAGACGATTGGAAAATTCGGTTTAACGAAAATGTTGCAGAAACCGGAGTAACGGAAGAAAACAGCCTTTCAAAGTATGTCGAAGGGAGTGTCCCAAAGTTTGGGAAGCTATCTGCTTGGCTTTTTGGTCCTTTCTTGAAAGAATATCTCAAAGACCCAAATGCAGTAGTTCTTTTCTTGCCTAACCTTGAAGAAATCAAGAAAAACCCTGAAAATCCAGTATTTGACCCGAAATTCCCATATCCTCAGATATTTTGCTCTGAGGACATAGTCTACAAAAGGGACGACATGATTGTTGTCCGCTTTGGCAAATGGAAGGATAAAGAACAGGTTAAATGGGATCAGTTTTTAGCCGTTGATAAAAACGGTTTTGCGCTGATTAGGCAAACCAAGGCTTACAAGTACGACGAGGATGTTTTTGTTTATTACAATTACGAATTCCAAAGCCCTGTATTGCCTGTTGTTGATGTCGGGTTCATCATTAAAGAAATCGAAGAAGGGCAAAGGGTTTACGACAGCATTTTAAGCCCTTGTTTACCAGCATGGGATGAGGTGCTTTACAGGCACTCAGACCTGATAATAAATTGGGCTATGCACGGAAATCCTCAGAAATGGAGGATTGGAGGCCAAAAGTGCAAAACCTGTCGTGGCACTGGATTTAGTGTCAATAATAAAAACGAACAAACAAAGTGTGGGGATTGTAACGGAACGGGCCAAAGCGAAGGTTCCCCCTTTACTGAAATTGTCATCAATGCTCAGGTTCCCAACGCTCTGAATCCATCAGTAGCAACGGTTCCAACTCCTCCGGCTGGATATGTTACCCGGGACACAGAATCCCTCAAAGCGCAAAAAGAGGATATCGAAAACAACATATTCAGGGGTTTTCAGGCTATTGGTTTGGAACTTCTTTCGGTTGTTCCTGCTGCCCAATCTGGACTTGCAAAACAATACGACCGCAAAGAAATCAATACTTTCTTTTACCAGGTTGCAGTGCATCTGGCTTCGGTGTATATCCGTTCATCAATGATTATGTACGGTCAAAGGCTTATTGCTCTTGGAATCATTGGCGAAAACACCGGATTCACAGATGAGAAATTCTTGGCTGCAAAACCAGTCATTACCGTTCCAACTGACTTCGACATCCTATCTGCTGAAATGATTGCAGACCAGTTAGGCAAAGCCCTTAAAGACGGGTTCAATCCTGTTATTGTCAAGGGTCTGGAGTACGACTACACAGAAAAAATATATGGCACTGATTCGATGCAGTTAAAGCTAATGAAAGCCCTTACAGCCTTGGATCCATTGCCAAACAAAACAGTGGATGAAAAGGTTGTAACCAGGGATTCAGGAGGTTGTTCTGCATTGGATTTTATCCTGTCCACATACCTTGAGTTATTCGTAAATGAACTCATGGAAGAGAACCCTGATTGGATAAATAAGCCAAGAACCGAACAACGAAAAGACCTGAATGCAAAGGCTGTTGAGAAGCAGAAACAGGTAACTGCGGGGATTGTGCCGTTGGTTGAATTTGTTTAATCATGGCAGTAACAGACCGACAACTTGAAATAATCCGGGAAATTCAGAGGCTTCAGGCATCGCTTGAAAAGCAGATGGACGACAGTTTGCCGGTTGTGTTTAAAGATTTGTCAAACCAGGTTATTGAACTGACCAATGATATTCCACTGGACCCAAAAAACAGGGCCGCAAACATCCGGGCGATTATTTCGCTCAAAAATCAGATCGCAGCAACGATTTCGACGAATCCGGAATACATAAAGCAGGTTCAGGACTTGGTAAAAGGTTTCCGGGAAATCAAGAATCTTTCGGACAGTTATTTCAGCACCCTTATTGATGGTTACAACGCCAAGGAGGAATTGTACCAGGAAATTTTGAAGGCTAATATTTCCGTGGTCAGGGATCGGCTTATTGGCGGGGAGATTAAGGAGAATTTCAAGAATGCGATTACGGAGGTGCTAAACGCAAATGCAGCCGGACAAACAAACCGGACTGAATTGCAGAAGGTGCTGAAAAACTTCATTGAAGGAACGCCTCAGCAGAAAGCCTATCTTCAGAGGTACATCAAGCAAACCACGGTGGACTCAATTATGGGTTTTTCGAGGGAATACAATCAGACCATAGCCACAGACTTGAATCTGCAGTATTATTTCTACGCTGGAACGCTAATCGAAGATTCCCGGCAATTCTGCAAAGCAAGAGCGGGGCGTTACTTTAAAAAGTCAGAAGTGCAATCCTGGGCAAAACTTAAAGGCTGGGATGGCAGAATGCCAGGGACCAATGAAGTAACCATTTTTTCCTTTTTAGGTGGATTTGGTTGCCGCCACGACATTTATCCGATTACAAAGACCCAATATCTTTTGGCTCAAAAAAGGGGATTGGCAGGATTGAAGTAAACCATATATTTACCCTATGGCAGAAAAGAAATTCAAAGCAACGGTAAACGGGAAAACCAGAAGTTTTGGGGCGAAAGGCTATTCTATTTCTCCAGGAACCAAAAAGGGCGACAACTACTGCGCAAGGTCATCAGGAATAAAAAAGTGCAAGAATCCACCATGCGCCAATGACCTTTCACGGCAAGCATGGGGATGTGTTGGCAAGAAATCCGTAAAGAGTAAAGCGAAGAAGTTTAGGAGGGCGTAAAAAAGCCCCGAAGGGCTGGTTTTAGTGCCAGAAAGATTCTCCTGAATTTGCCCGGATCCCTCTTTGGTAACATCTGCGAACAAGGTAGTGGGCTGTTTTGTAATTTCTCCGGTTCTCTTTGGCTTTTGCCTTTGCCTCTGTCAGGTTATCGGCTGCAAATGTTTCAAGAACTGTTTTGCCGTCGCTGTATATTACTTCGTAGATGTTCATGACTTTGTTTTGTTTTTGTTCCTTAACGCAACAAAAGTAGAAAAGGTTTCATTCACCACCAAAAATATTTCTCCTATTTTCGCAAAAACTTTTCTGCCATGTCCTGCCTAACTGACTTTATCGGCCTACGCTCCTGCACAACTGAAGATCCTATTTCCGGGTTGTGGATCAATGACTATCCGGGGATGTCTTCCGAACTCCTGGAAAAGATAGCCAGCCAGGATCAAGTAACTTACCTGGGTGTTTGGGCATCAGTGCAACGTCAGGCATACCAAAAGCTGAAAACCGATATTCAGACCGTTTTGGCCGATATGGCAAATGCCAGACTTGATCAGGTTATTTTTCAGACCTCAAAGGTTTTTAACCAACAATGGCAACAGATCGACCCGATTGGACCTGAAGCGATTTACAAGGGCATATTCGCTTCGATTGCAGGAGGAAAGTACATCGGGCTAAGGGTTAAAAACGCCTATGTCTACAACTCCGGAGAAGTGCCGGTGGACATCACCATCAAATACTTCCAGGCTCAGGATTGTAAACTTCTGTACGAAAAGGAAGCGACTGTGGCTCCGGGAATGAATACCATTCCAATAAACCAAATTCTGTATTCAGACTTCGACAAAATCAACATTGCTCAGTTGGTTGACTGTTCGAACCTGCCAACGCT